GAGTGATAAAAGTTTTACCTGTACCCGCAGCACCATAAGCGACAATATTTTTCTCTTTCTTATATGCATCAAAGAGTAAACTTTGATTATCTGTAAGAGGTTCAATATTTAAAAGAAAGTCCGAACTAATCGGTTTCTTTCTCTTCATTTGTTTTGCAGTTAAACCATATCCGACTGGTTGATCAGAGGTAACTTTCTTTCTTCTTGGCATAGATTTTAAATTTTCTTTACTTGAGAACGTGGAGCTTTGGATGCTTTATCTAGGACTTCATTCCATCCAGGATTTTTATTGACGAGTCGATCTTTCCACTCACCAACTTCACCCGAAGCAGGACATGTGGTGGGATCAGACCAATCTCTGTCCCATTCTGGATTATCAGTTTTCCACTTGTCCCATTCATGAACACTAAGTTTCACTTCTTTTTGCTCACCAGTTTGTTTGTTAATAACAGGATATGTAGCCATAATTAATTCAATTTGTAATATTTATTCAACCCACCCCATCGCTTCTGCAACAGCAGGAAACTGCTCGCAAAAGATTTCCTTAGCACGGTTAGCAATGTCCATGTGCTCCTTCTGTGTGCCGTTGGCCGACCGCAAATCAATATAATGAATCCATGATCGGACTGATCCTGTCATGTAGAGTCTGGTCGGTGTGGCTAGGGGGAGAACGAACCTGGCACATTCCTTTGCAATATCAGCATCAAGCATCTGCTGATAAAGTTTCATACCTTCTTCAAAGTGCTTCTTAATTTTAATCTGGAACTCTTGACGGACAAACGGGTCAATATCATCAATAGAATTCTGACGATTCTTGGTATCTTGACGGCGGAGTTCAGGTAAAGGGATCGTCTCCGCGAGTAAGGAAGAATCAGCATATCGTTGTGAAAACTCTTGGTATGTAAAAGAACGGTGGCGTAAAACCTGAGCCGCGATCCCCCGTGTAGTATTCAACTCTAGAGTCATTGTTGCCTGCTCAAAGATGCTCCAATGTTGATGCTTGATACAATATCTGAGGAGACCTGCAAACTTTTCATTCTCCTGATTGTTTGGATTACTTACGCGAGCACAATAGGCCATGTGCTTCTCTGCATCAGGAGTAACAGAGATAAGTTTTACTAAATCAGTCTGGGTAGCCATCATCGTCATTAAATACTTCGTCGTAATCAGTTATGAAATTTGCAGCAGGATCATCGTAATTCTCTTGCCGTGTTATATAAGCATCAGTATCCGAATAAACTTCAGACTCCAATGCTTCAACAAGAAGTTTTAGATTCCGTACTATCAATTTAAGTTTGTCTCTTTCCATAAGATAGTATAGTTTCAACTAATTATAGACAAAAAAAGAGGACCCGTCAAGGTCCTCATTTAAATACTTTCCAGTTTGATACGCCTAGAGATTTTAAATTAATCCACTTAGCATAAGTTACTCCACGATATGTTAGAAGTCTGAAAACCCTATCAGGATCGTGAACTTCTGGATTATATTCTGGAAGATCATAATATAATTTGATCTTCAGCATTTGTCTTTCCCTCAGTGTTTATGAAGAAGGACTAGTTCACCATAGAATAACGATATAGCAACAAAACAACCCAAGGTCAAAATTCCCGTTAATTGTAGTGCTTCCATGATTGCCTCACTTAGTGTAGGTACGACCACGGTAGCAGAAGGTGCCGTGAGACTCCTGTCCTGCCTTACGAACGTCACACTTTACACCACGATATGCAGTGTGAGTGATCCGTGCGTCATGCAGAGCTGCTGCCTTGTTGATTTGCTTTTTGATGATAGTAAGTGTGTTCATTGGTTTTTTCCTGAAGTAGTTGGATTTTTAGGTCCGTTCCTTCAGTCGTTTGCGTCCCATTTGCAGTGATGGTTAAAATCTTGAATGACTTCAATGAGTTCTAACTTTTGTTCATTATTCAAATTTGTCTTTTCGACACGGCTAATTATTTTGGCCGCATCCATGCAGGACATATTTGCATAAAATAACAGATCAAGCATGGGATGAACGCTCCGTTCCGCGACTTACTTGCGTCTCATGTATATGTACCTTCACATTGACCTTGTACTTTCGACTTAAGATATCCTATTAGATTCAACTTTGACCGAAGGTCAAGATTGGGATCTACTTGGATTTCTACTCGTCTCTGTAAGAACCTTTCACAGGACATGTGCCAACCGTAAGGATTAGCGTCATTATGATGGGCAAGGGTCAATGCCAGTAAGATACTGAGCATGAGATGAACGTATGAGGCTATTATAACCTTTACAGCCTATATAGTCAACCTATTATGTAACACATAATACAATTTAATGTTTTATTATGAAAACATTTCATTATCGGACATGTACTTGAGTGTTTCCTTTAGAGTTCCTCTGTGATTGAGTCCTATGGCAATCTGAGGGTATTCAGCTTCGCTTCCGAACTCTGCTCTGAATTGTCTATCACTAAAGTCAGCACCGAGCAAGAACTCTTTTACTTCTTGTCCACATGCCTCAAGAACCATTTTTGCTCGTTCTGATTCTTGACCACCGTTACCATACACTAATGCTTGCATTTTTCTTTGTGATCGTATTCAATGACAATTTTTCTGTGTTGCGTAGTACGGTCACAGCACTCAACGTAATGTGCTTTGCCGTCTAAAAGATCTTCAATTTTCTCTACTAAATTCTTGGCAATATTCAGTTTAGTCACGTTGTCTCCAATCATCTGGTTTGTCTTGCTTAAACCAATCTCTAATATCATCCGCACCATCAAATCCAGTTTTGTAATTAGAAGGATCTGGATCACCTAAACCCATCTTATTCATAAAATCGTCTACACTGCCCTCTTGAATATCTTGAGCAGCCTGTCGTCGTGCTTTATTCAACCAGTCTCTTGCTGTTGTATGTGCCTTGGCAAGTTTTTCTACCCAGATCATATCAGATAGAGAGACTTCTTCTTTATTTGCTATTTGTCTACAAATTTCTTCTAATCTGAGTCTATACTTGGTAGATAGCATTTTAGTCTCGCAGTTTGTGCTCTAGATCTTCGAGTTTGTGATACTCTGCATGTGCCCGCTCTTGACGCTCACACACTATATTTAGAATATCGTCCATGATAATTTCGTTTTCAACACCATCATCAAGGTACTTGTAGATAGCTTCTTTCAAGTACCTATGTCTATGCCATTCAGGTGAATATGGTTTGTAATGCATGATAAAAAGGATACTTAATTAGATCATATACGTATTTTAAAAATTTGTCAACGTTCAATTTGACCTATCTTATGATGACCTGCTTTCATCATGTCAATGATTTTATGACATCCTAGTTCAGGTCTACACTCTCCGCAAGTATAGATATCGACAGCAGCAGTTCCCTTTTCAGGCCAAGTATGTATACTAATATGACTCTCTGATAAAAGAGCTAAAACAGTTACTCCCTGAGGATGAAACTGTTTTGAAATTACTTTCAGTAGTGTAGCCCTAGTCGAACATGCTGCCTCAGTAATAACCTGCGTCAAGAACAATTCATTATTTAAAATATCAAAGGGACAATCATATAAATTCAAAAGATAATGTTTACCCATGTCACAGAGGATTGTCCTCCACTTCATGAATCATCTTACTAATTACCTCTTCTGTACCGTCCATAGTTTTGATGGCAAATAATGAAGACTTCTGATATTTCTTGAGTTTTTTATATTTTTTCAAAAGTTTATCCATATCTTCTTGTGGAAGATTGAACTCAACATCAAATCCATTACTCATTTCTTTTTCTCTTTATTCTTTGATTCATAACCCCAGAGTTTTGGATTGACTTGACCATAACCAAAGTCAATTTTCTTGACAACTCCTGGACCATATGCATCATAGTACATATCAAATAGCTCTACAGTTTTTCTGCAACGAACTAAATCAATATAATCTACGCCATTTACAGTATAAAAGATCAACCTTGCATCATTCGGCAATGACTTGTCATTTGCAGCAGCAAGAGTTGTTTTTTCTTGAAGAATTTGACACGAATACCTTTCTGGCAGAATATTCCGGTCTTCAAATCCTGCCATACTTTCCTCCCTTTCGGCGGTTACGGTCATGATCGGCCTCCCCAAGCAATATCGGGATAAGCTTCTTTTACATTATCGAATGTTATTTTGTATTTATCGGTGAGTAATTTGTCTTTGGTAAGAATCAAAATTTCAGACTCCTTTGGATGAAGAATTTGTAGAAGATTAATAAACATTGACTCTCTTCGTGTCTTACTCAGAGAGTCATTGCCACCTTTGATAAAATGATAGAGTTTAGTATATTCTCTACGCAAAGATGACTTTCCTTTACCATCTTGTTTTGTTGCTACTTCCCCGCCACCAATCTCTTTTTGGATATTCTCGGAGAGACTACCCGAGTACGCAACTTGTTCATCAACTTCTTCATATGGAACATCGCCTTCTGGAAGAAGACTGATTACAGACTCATCGAAGTTCCAAATAAAAATGGACTTGATAGAATCATGTGCATAGGTTCTCAAGACTTCGATTTTTTTAGCCTTAGTTCTTTGCTTTGCAGCAAGTTCTAAGACTTCATATACAAAAGGATTAATAGGAAGTTTTGCGATCGGTTTAACCGTCTTCTTCGTCGAACTCGTCATAACTGTTTTCAAAT